GTGGTGGGTGCGAGTGCCATTACAGCTCTTCGGCGTGCAGGAAGGAACTCGACGCACAGACCGTACAAGGCCACGGCCGGTCAACCTGCCAGCAGAACATACTATCGTAAGAGTAGTCGTCTGTGAGGTTTATCTTGACCACACCGGAGAACATGCTGGTGGCGGGGAGAGCGGTCTCACCATCCGCGCCTGGGAGTAGCATCGCGTCCAGGTGGTTAAAGTCCGTGCCGACTTTGATCCCGACCGTGTTGGTTAGCAGCAAGGTGGCAATCTCCGAGCGCCGCACCTTGCCAAGCGCATCCCCAACCGGCGACTTGATGTCTGCTGCGGTCGCGGCTCGCAAGCGCTGTCCTTGCGTTACGTAGGGGACACCAATCACAACTGGAATAGTTACAGTCGTAGGCGCATCGTTGAGGGTGTAAGAAAGCGTCACTGCCTGTTCCCCAACAAACACAGGCAAGGTTGCAAGATAAGCCGCGGTCATCAACCCTCCAGTGTCGCTCCCGAAGGGCACAGTGATCGAGCCGGTCACTGTCTCGACTACGTAGTCTCCGCAATCCAACCCAGCAATCTGCGCACTCACGGTCTTCCCAATGAGATACCACAGGCCGTAAAATTGCAACCCAAAGTCAGTCGCCATTGTGCGTCCTCATCAATCCGCAACCCATCTTACCAGAATAAAACCACTCACGGTGTAAATATCGCCGAAGTTAACCGGCGTGACGGTCGAGACGGATACGCTAGTGGTGCCAGTCGCGTGGACACCCCCGCTTGGTGTGCTGACGATAGTGCCGTTGCAGGTTATATTCGGGATGGTGGTGTCGAGGGCGGGGCTGTTGTACGCCGCCGTAGCTCCTCCCGTTATGTGAACAGTCGTCACAGCGGGGAGGGAGATACCAGTGAAGTTGAAAGTCAGCGCAGTTGAGACGAAGAGTGTCCCTGGCAAGTTCGGCGTTACAACCGTCGTGCCAGTCTCATCGAGCGTAGTTGGTGGGTACTCAAACGTCCAAAGAACCGTCCAAGGATCGGGGATGGTGGCGCTGAACTCTTCGCTGTTGACTGCTCCGATTGCGACTTTGGTGGGCGAGGTTCGGCGGAAAGGGTACAAAGGGCTTTCCCACTTAGCCCCCGTCGTCTGGCTTATGCTGATATCCGAGGTGGGCCAGTTGCCGCAGTTGTTCTGCCCTATGAAGATTTTCCTGTTACCCTGGCAGAATGCGGCTACAATCGTATCAAGGTGAGTCCCATCACAGTAGATGTTGAGTCCGATGTTGTTGGACTCCGAAGGGGTCTGTGCAAAAGTAACGTCGGTGATGCCTGTCGGGGGGCTTAGCTCGTTCTCATACTGGTCAATGGTAGCTACGGAGTTGAGTGGGACGCCACCCCCGATAATACCATTTGTAGGTCCGGCAGAAAGAGGCTTCCCCACTCCCGGCGCGCGGTCGCAGAACCAACCGCCCAGCAGGCTCTTCGTGACGAGCGGGGGCACGACTGGAACAAATAACCCAGCAACCGGCGCGCTGGTCACACCTTTGCCGACAAGCCCGTTCGCTGGTACGATGGTTGTGCCCGTCGAGTACACCGGCTTCCCGCGGCCCGGCCCCCGATCCGCAAACCACCCATTCAATAGGTTTGACATCAGGCGTCCTCGAAGATCGGGCGCAGTACCTCTACAGCGTAGTCGGTTTCACCCGGGGCGTAGGTGCAGACATATAAGAGATCGCTGAGCCCGTCACTGTTCGGCAGCGAGCACATGCTTTGAACCAAGCGCGCCCCGCTCCCAATCTGGTGTCGGTGCGAACCCGAGAACACTGGCGCCTCGGTGACGAAGTGGCTGACCCTCCGATAGCTGGTGCCGGCCAGGGAGCCATCCGCCATGCTGGTCCAGATCACAGGCACCTTCTCTTCTTGATAACAAATCTCCGTAATGCCCGGCGCCGTGATGTGCTTTGCGTACTCGTTGATGTGCCGACCGCTGAACCTGCCCGAGAACGTGTCGGATAGGTATTCCATTAAGCGCTGCTTGTAGCGTTGGACGAAGATCAATGCCATGCCGGCACGCACTGGCGCAACGGCACTGGCGCCGTACTTCGTGACGCGGTGCGCTTGGATGCTGGTCGGGGTCAGAGGATCGTTCAAGGTCGAGGCAGAAATCAGCCACTCACCTCCGAGCGTGCCGAAGATAATGCCGAGGTGGTCAACGGCCATCCACAGGATCGTGTTCAGCTCATCCGCGTTCAGTGTCTCAGAGATGCCGCTGCTGTCGAGCACGGTTCCGTAAATGTCGGTCGGGGAGAAGGTGAAGAGGTCATTGGAGGTGCTGGCGTCGAAGCGGTTCTTTCCCGCCAGCCACAGTCGTCCCTCATGATAAACTCCGTTGGTTGGGTAGGTGCCGGCTTGGAACAAGCCGAGCCGCCAGATCGCAATCGCTGTCCCGTTGTTTGCGTTGAGATTGGTTTGGAGTGCGACAACGCACGCGGTGCCGGATTGAGAGGAAATCGTACCCCAAGCCCACTGTCCTTCGTTCGGTGCGGGCGCCCAAACTGTGATTTGCAGGCTTCCGCTCGTCGCCGTGGTGCCGGGCGTGACACCTACATTCAACGCAGCGTAGGTGCCGGTCGCAATAGAACTCCAATACGCGCCCTTGTATTTGACTGTCTGACCGTAGGTGTAGGTCGTGCCAACGAGCCACGCGGGCGGCTCAGAGAAGAGACGAATATGCCTGCCAACGTCCGCGGCGACAAACGCCGTTGTCAGCGGCGTGAAGGTGATCGAGCCAGTGTAGGCGGAAGTCGTCCCCGCTTCGGGAAGAGCAAATGTACCCTGCTGATCGAGGTAAGGGCCATCTACAAACACCGCGGCTTCGAAGTCAAACTCTGGGTCGGCATCCCCAATTGCGGGGGTGTCGATAGTGAGAACTTGTGGTGCGACGGTAGCAGTCAGGATAACGCTCTGAGTCTGCGCCTGCACGGCGCGGAGGTTGGGGAGGTCTGCGGTGGCGTAGGTGGTCACGAAGCGGAAGATGCGCAAAACACGCGCACCAATAAGATCGTTCGTCGCGCTGTCGTAGGGAAGCGCCACGCCGAGATCGTCCTTCAGCGTGAGGGCTGTTGTCGCACCCCCGCCGGCTGTGATCTTGAACACGCGGTTCCTGTAGGGGCCTCCAACTGCCGCGTCCATCGTTGTCGGGAACCACAAAATGCACGTATCCCCAACAGCGAACCCACTGTTCGTGGTTGTGGTCAGAGACAACACCCCCGCGGCGCTGCTTGAAGCTGTAATCGTCTGCCGGTCATTCGTGCAGACATATCCGGTGTTCGCGTAAAACTGAAGATTGAGGTTCGTGAACTCCATCACGTAGGGGAGGGCCGCTTCCGATTGGAACGGAAGCAACTTCGCAACGGTACGGCCGGCAGTCGGGCCAATCCATTCCGTGCCCGACCGCCGGGTCGCCGGTCCCTCCTCCACGAGGATCTGGTTGATGCTGAGGTTCAGCGCGGTGCGGTAAGCCGGGACTTCACTGCGCCCCTGCGCCAGCGGCGCCCACTCCCCGCCGCGGAAATCGGATTGATGGTAGTTGGAAGCTGCCATTAGAACCTGCAGGTTATATAGGAGTCGAGGTCAAGCTCCACAGGTGCAAGTTCAATCCCGTTTATACGGATAGCCTCATGCCTCTCGTCCTTGTATTGCGCTCTCGTGCTTTGCAAGATGAGAGGCAGCACGTCCGCCGTGGCTAGGATGGGGGCACACTCCTCCGCAATCCTCGCCGCTAGAATTTCGCAGAACTCCGGCGACATCAGCGGCACGTCCACGATGTTCTGCACGTAACGGAGGAGCATCGGATCGTGTCGGAAGCTTACGATATAGTCGTCTTCGAAAACCCAATCCTCGGGGAAATTCCCGCTCGGGGCGCCCAGCCACGTGCTCAAATCACTCTTTGGATTGGTCGGCGCCTTCCGCAGAAACCCATGCGGCAGTCGGAAGACGTTGTGCGTGCTCAAATCCGTCGCCGGCCCGGTCCCGATTGGGTATAGGAAGGTGAGGGGCGCAACCGTGCCGTTGACCAGAAGCCAGTTGATCCCTATGTCCAGTGTGGGGTCATTGCCGGCTTGACCGATGAGGCTCATGTAAACGAAGGTGTCGGAGCCCTGCACCAGCTCCCCGGTGAAGTAGTTTACACCGGCATCCCACGCGAGCATGTAATCCACGCCGGAGTAATGCGCCCAGATCGTGCCGGCCGCAGGCGAGGTGCCGAGATTGCCACCAATCTTACTGACCCACCACTCGCCATATGAGTCCTGTACCACGGCGCCCGCAGCGTAAGTCCCGATAGCGCTGTAATCCGGCGGTATCCAGAGTAGGCTCAGAGGCACAATTGGGCGCAGGATAGCGCGCTTGATCGCGAAGCGCCAGATGTTGCTCCGTAGCTCGGCCTCGCGCAGCTTGTCATAAACGAAGCCTGTCTCTTTCGCGTTCGCGCTGCTGTCGTTGAACGAGGCAATCCTGTGCATCCGGCAGTGCTGTAGCGCGCGGTTCGCGATGTCAATCGAGGTCTGATAGCCCAGCGAGCCGGCCACTTACTGCCCCCGCTGTGCTGGCTGTCCTTGCGGTGCTTGCTGCCCGGCGCCCTCGGCCACTTCCGGCTCCGAGCTACCCTCTTCAATCGCGTTCATCGCCTTCGCCATTGAGAGCGCGCGGTCGTAGCGACCTGTGGCGTTGTTCAACTTCTCAACGCTTTGCGTGAGTGTCTCACAGACCTCCACGGCGAGATGCGCAGCCCACACTTCGCAGAACAGCGCATCCATCAACGTCACGTCGGTCTCGTCTGCGACAAAGCGAAAGATAATCGGAGAGGGGTCGTTGGTGAAGAGAAAGCCTGCCTCGATCTCCCAATCGTTGTACAGCATCCCCGCCGCAGTGCCGGCCCGCACGTTCGCCGCGGCCTTGGGGTCTTGTGGCGCTATGCGGATGTAATTCGCAGGCAGGAGGTAGACGTTTCGGGTTGTTGCGCCGGCCGGTGGGTTCACGCCCAGCGGGGAGAGAAAGGGGATTGCGGTGCCAGTCGCACCGGCAACAACATGCCAGTAAGTCGCGTTCGGCGGCGTGTGGTTGAGGTTCGCTTGGACGCAGATGTAGATCACCGCAGCGACAACGACCAGATCACCGGGGAAATAAGCGACGGTCGCACCCCACGCGCTAACAGCGCGCGTGCCGTAGTAAGAAATCCAGAATGGGTTCACACCCCCGGCGCCTGGGGTGTTGGCGGTGTTGCTGTTCTGGACAGAGTGCCACAAAAAGCCCGTACTATCAGATACAATATCGCCGATGGCGTAAGTAGTTGCAGCCGAGTACGCAAGCACGTTCAGCAAGAGAGAGCCAGAGATGATCGGACGCAGCACGGCGCGGCGAGTAGCGAAGGTCCAGATCGAGCGCCGGAGGTTGGCCTGCCGCACCTTGTCAATTGCGAAGGAGGTCTCACGAGCCGCCTTCGAGCTATCCGTGAACAGCATGATGCGAGGCACGCCGATGATTTGGAGCGCGCGGTTTGCGATATCGACGGGGAGGGTGAAGGTTGCCATTATCTCACTCGGCGGGCTGCGATGAAACCGTAGGCGAAGTTGGTCGAAACGGTGAACGTGGCCTGCGCGACGAGGTAGATTGTTGCGGGCGCAGCCAGCGAGATACGAGACGTGCCTACCGGGACAGTTGCGCCCACTCCAGCGCTCGGCGCCAGCGGTACGTCCACAAGTGCGGCTGTGTCGCTAAGAACAGGTAGCGTGTTATCGGTCGGGCTGATGGCGCCCTTCATATCCACAATCAACGTTCCGGCCGAGGGGTCAAAAGCAACGGTTCCCCTGACATCCCAATCCCCTGCTGTCAGGGAGATGGAGGCGATTGTTTTCGCAGTCGCAGTTGTGATCGAAACATGCGAAGCGACTGCAACGTTGGTCTTGATGTATTCTCCGACAATCCCTGCTGCCGCGGCATCGTTCGTGGTCGTACCAGGGTCTGAGGCAAGCGCAGCCTGTACGAAAGCCGTAGTCGCAAGTTGGGTTGTGCTGGTAGCCACTGCGGCGGTGGGAGCCGTAGGTGTACCTGTGAAAGCCGGGCTGACCAGCGGGGCGGAGGCTGTGCTATCCATTTCAAAAGACATCTTACTCTCCCTTACGGCCCGGTCGCATCCGTCAGAGTGCCGGTCGTCGCGAACGCTCCGCCGGTGCCGAGGTTGGTGGCGAAGGTGCTGGCATCGCCCGACAGGAACACGGCCGGCGCAGTCCCGGTTGCCAGCTCGCCATTCGCGCCGAGGAATACAGGTTTGCCGAGGGCGTCGATGAACTTGCGGCGGGTCGCAAGCGGGATGTCACCGGAGCCGTCGAGCAGAGAAATTCCAGGAGCAATCCACAGGTCGGCCATGTCGCCAATGTAACTGTCTGCGGGGGCGGGGCCGTCGTCTTGTCCAATATAATAGGGGAGGCCGTTAAAAGGTAATACGGACGCCCCGGTTAACCCACTACCCCCCATGATAGTACGAACAATGTCATTAAAATACAAACAGAAAACAGGGGGGCTTCGCTGGGCATCAACAGACCCTAGTACATTCAAGTAAGACCCCACGGGAAACGTAAGGTTGCCTTGGAAAATAGTCCCCCCGGCGCCGTCATCAAAGTTTATCGTCCCATCAACAGTTCCCACCACCCCGGGGGACGCCCATTGTAGGTAGTTATTGACGGGGTCGGAAA